TACCTCCCCATGTACATGAAAGAGGAACTGCATTAGTGTTCACTAGAGCATTACATAGTAAGAAACCATTTAAGTCTGAAGATGATCTTCAAAATGATGTAGAATTAACAAAAGATTTGAAGAAAGCTTTTGGTACAAAGTGGGAACATAGAAGAAAAGATTGGACTCATAGTTTTTATGAACAACAGCAAGCAGCATTAAAGGAATATAGTAATCCAGCATGGTCAGAGTTTGAGTATGGTAATAAATCTTTTACACAATTTTTTGCAGATCATATAGGCAAATTGCATAGAGATTTAGATCCTAAAGTACCAGTTCAAAGATATGAGAGGTGGAACCCATCTGATATTTGGGCAGTTAAAACTGGTAGAATGGGTGAACTAAAAAAAGAATTAAAAAAACAAATAAGTCCAAAAACAGTTTTGGCAGAGATAAATGGTATATTAATTGGGTTAATGGAGAAGAATGAACTTGTAGGAATATCTCTTAAAAAAATAGATAAAAATCAAGGTGGAAAGATAAGATTATATAATGTTGATACATCACCAGCATTAAAAGCACTTGACTCTTATGCCAACCTTGAAAGATTTACTATTAAGGATATTCATTTTGAACCTGATAATATTCTTTTAGCTAAGAATGTTACAAGTTATGTAAGAATTGGTAAAGGTGATAAGTATACTATTAGTATTACTAACGCAGGTAATAATATTTCTTTTACTGCTCAGATTAAAGGAACTGCTGCTCAAGGTGGAAATGCACCTATTGACATGGTACATCAATTGGTAAAGTCAAAAGAATTTAAGAAAAATCATGGTAGTTATCCTAAAAATGCTGATGCATTTATGTCAAAACAAAATGGAACATACTATAAAAGAATATACAAAGAAGTTTCTAAATATGCTTCAAGTGCATCTCAAAAAATGAAGTTTGAAGATTGGCAACAGAAAATAGTATCTGTTTATGGTGGTAGAAAAGGAGAAAGAGATGCTAAAGTAATGTTAATGGAATTAACTTTTTGGTATGATGCTCTCACAAAGTTTGCAAAGGATGCTGAATTTTGGACAGATCTTTTGTATTATGGTATGAAAGTTACCTCTAAGGGAGCATTTGCTCCACATGCAAAGATTTCTTAACCCCATAAATATTTAAAAAGTACTTTATAATGGCACTTGCTAAAAGAAAACCACCTAAAGAAAGAACAGGAACTCCTATAGAAAATAGGAATTTCTTAGCTCCTACTGGGTTTAGATTTTCAATAAAAAGATGTCCTGCTGCAACATTCTTTTGCAATAAAGCAAATATTCCAAGTCTAGATTTAGGTATTGCTTCACAACCAACCTACTTCAAAGATATTGATAGACCTGGTGATAAGATTCAATTTGGTGATTTAACTATTACTTTCTTGGTTGATGAAGATTTAGTCAACTATATGGAAATACAAAAATGGATTAGAGGTCTAGGTTTCCCAGAAAACCTTAATGAGTTTTCAGAATTAGAAAAAGAATCAATTATTGGACCTCAAGGAAAATTTCAAGATGTTTTTTCTGATGGTACACTTCAAATTTTAAGTAGTAATAATATACCAAAATATCAAGTGGTCTTTAAGGAGTTATGGCCATACACTCTTTCTACGATTGACTTTGATGCAACCGATACTGACATCGAGTACTTTACAGCAGACGTGTCTTTCAAGTATACTATATACAACCTAACTGATATACGAAACAATCCTTTATGAGCATTGATCTTGATAAACTTCAAGAGATGTGGGAAAGAGATGCAAAAATAGATAGAGATAATCTACACGAAGAATCATTGAACGTCCCCTCTCTTCATGCAAAATACTTTGAACTTTATAATACAATCTTTCTACTGAGAAAGAAAGCAGAGCAACAAAGAAAAAACATCCGTCATGAACGGTACGAATACTTTAGTGGGAAAGCAGACCCAGAAGTATATGCAGAAAATCCCTTTCCCAAAAAGATAAGGGATAAAGATACAATGACTAAGTATCTTGATGCAGATGAAAAACTTTCAAATACATCATTGAAAATAGATTATTATGATACAATGTTAGTATACTTAGAAAGTATTCTTAAAGTAATACAGAACAGAACATATCAAATTAAAAATGCAATAGAGTTTATGAGATTTAATTCGGGACTAGGTTAAGGGGGCTTGACATAACTTAATAAATAGTCTTAGACGCATGGACTAGGTGATTGATACATCAGCTAACGTCGTTATATCCAAGTCTAACGAAGTATTTTTAAAAATTGATACAGAACCTCATATTGAGTATGAGTTGAGAGACCACTTTACCTTTGAGGTAGAGGGTGCAAAGTTTATGCCTCAGTATCGTAATAGAAATTGGAATGGAGAGATACATCTATATGACATGAGGTCGAAGAAAATATATGTTGGACTATTAGATAAAATTATTGCTTTTTGCGATAGACACGATTATACCTATAAGTTTGAAGATAACCAATATTATGGAACACCATTTGAATCAAATGATGGTATTTCATATGAAGGTGTCAGAGATTATATGCAATCTATTTGTTCCCATAACCCAAGAAAATACCAAGTTGAGGGAGTATACGATGCACTAAAACATAATAGAAAACTACTGATATCACCAACTGCTTCTGGCAAATCTTTGATGATTTATTCTCTCGTAAGATACTACGTTCATAAAGGCCAAAAAATACTTTTAGTTGTTCCAACGACATCCCTAGTAGAGCAGATGTATAAGGACTTTGAAGATTACGGATGGGACGCTGACTCATTTTGCCACAAGATTTATGCTGGAAAAGAAAAGACCAACGAATTCCCAGTTACTATAACTACATGGCAATCTGTCTATAAACTAGAGAGATCCTTTTTTGAAGAGTATAACGTGGTTATCGGTGATGAGGCTCACTTATTTAAAAGTAAGTCTCTTATATCTATAATGACAAAATTGCATCATGCTAAGTATAGATTTGGATTTACTGGAACATTAGATGGAACACAGACTCATAAGTGGGTCTTAGAAGGGTTATTTGGTCCAGCATACAAAGTAACTAAAACTGATGAATTGATGAAACAAGGTCATCTTTCTCAATTAGATATTCAGTGCATTGTATTAAAACATACTCCCAGAAAGTTTGAAACTTATAATGATGAAATAGAATACTTAATTTCACACGAACAAAGAAATAACTTTATTAAAAATTTAACTCTTGATTTAAAGGGTAATACTCTTGTGTTATACAGTAGAGTAGAAGCACATGGTCAAGTGCTTTATGATTTGATAAATAATAATAAACAATCTAGTCGTAAAGTATTCTTTATTCATGGTGGTGTAAATGCCAATGAAAGAGAACGGGTTAGAGAAATTACAGAAGAGGAATCAAATGCTATCATCATTGCGAGTTATGGTACTTTTAGTACTGGGATTAACATTAAGCGGCTGCACAACGTCATCTTCGCCAGTCCCTCCAAGTCCAGAGTTAGAAATCTCCAATCCATTGGAAGGGTTCTCAGGAAAGGAACTAACAAAGTAAAAGCAATTCTATATGATATATCAGATGATTGCTCACTTAAAACAAAACGAAATTACACTCTAAATCATTTTATTGAGAGAATTAAAATCTACAACGAAGAGAATTTCAACTATGAGATAATGTCAATTAATTTAAAAGGATAATATGGAAGAAGATTTTTATGCTACTTTAAAACTTAAAACAGGCGAAGAAGTTTTCGCCTTGGTTATAGCTTCTGAAGAAGAAAATAGGACTATGTTGGTAGTTCATAATCCAGTAATAATAACTGCAATAAAGGCAAAGGAAAGTGTTGTAGGATATCGTCTAGAACCTTGGTTAAAGACAACAAGAGAAGATATGTTTGTAATTAATATGGATAATATTATAACTCTATCAGAATCAATGGATGATGAAATGATTCTTATGCATCAAAATTTTGCAAGAGAAACTGGTAATATTTCAAAATCTAAAATGAATCGTAAAATGGGATATCTAAGTAACGTAAAAGAAGCTAAAAAAGTATTAGAAAAAATTTATAATAAAGAAGATACTAAAGGTACAAATAATAAAAGCTAAGTCTTTCTCTTCAACCCTAACAGAGTTATTCTACTGTTATCTTGATACCTTGTCAACTATTGTGTTGGATGCTATAATTAATACATAATAGTGATAAAGACTTATGGTAATAAAGACAGGCACTATGGCTAAACGTAAAAGGTCTGAGCACTATGTAAACAATAAAGAGTTTCTTGCTGCTTTGATTAGATATCAAGAAGATATTGAGATTGCTAAAATTAGAGATAAACCCAAGCCTGTCATACCAAGGTACATTGGTGAGTGTTTCTTAAAGATTGCAAATCATTTATCCTTTAAACCAAACTTTGTTAATTACATGTTCAAGGAGGACATGATCTCTGATGGAATCGAAAATTGCGTTCAATATATA